AATTTACGCTTCACTTCATAGACGTTTTTATCATACCTTTTTAATTCATTATGCAGACGTAAGTTCACATTTTTGTTCATCATCATCTCCTCTACCACTTCATTATCTTTACATGGATAAACACACCAGTACATAAAAGTAAACATAAATAAAAACAGTAGGGGAAATAAACTATAGGTAGTATTAAAGCATAGATATTCAGCAAGTATCACAGTTCCAATACATGCACCTATAATTATAATTATTAATGGTTTCTCCATTGGTTGTTTCATATTATAGCTAAAACAAAGATTTCCTTCTTTGTTCTTCCAAGTCCTTATGCTCTTTGTTGTCGTATTCATAAAAAATAAGTGCTTATATAATAATATCACAAATACAATTATCTGCTGCTTACCAAAGATATAGTTATTATATATATTATCAAAATACTCGTTAGAGATTTATTGATAAAAAGCAAACATCTACTGTTTTCTATTAAAGTTTTTTTCTACGTTTATCATATCACGCATAATGGAGCTATCCAATATCCGTGCATAATGCTGTGTCGTTCTGATATTGGAATGTCCCAAAATCTTAGATACATTTTCCATTGATACATCATTAGCGAGAAAAACAACGGTAGCCGCAGTATGACGGGCAACATGAGTGGTCAGCCGTTTGGCTATGCCGCATACATCAGCAATTTCTTTTAAATAGGCGTTCATGCGTTGATTACTGATTACAGGCAAAAGTACTCCTTTTTTTATGCACTCTACATTATCTTCATATTTCCTCAATATCCTTTGAGGAATGGATAAAACAGGAATATTACACATCTGATTGGTTTTCTGTCGTGCCTTGCGTATCCACAAAGCACCGTTATTGTCTTTTATTAGGTGTTCACGGCTTAACTGCTGCACATCCACGAAAGCAAGTGCAGTGAAGCAACAAACCACCCCAATCGCATCCAAGTAACAACCGCAGCAAGTGAAACGTAAACCGTTGAATTATAATAGATTTGCTCAATATCGCATCTTTAGCGAAAGAGGGAAAAAGGCAAAATATAGAAGCGGTTCAGCTACCAAGTCGTTACCTATTTTAGACGAGGATAAACGCTGAATATCAATGCTTAACAGACTGCGGAAGAATGAAGAAACATAGCCCGAAAGACAGACAGGAACAGCGGTTCCGACTTGCCCGGGTTCCGTTGCAACGTTTCGCCCAAGTTTTCATATCCGGTCAAAAGCCAATTAGGAGTATTATTGTAACTAAAAAAAATGAAGAGTATGAAAACAGAATTCAAGATGCTGCTCTACCTGAAACGAAACGGGCAGGATGCGGAAGGGTTATGCCCCCTGATGGGGCGTATCACCGTCAAAGGAAAAACGAACTCCGTCGCACAATTCGCATGCAAGTTCAAAGTGAATCCAAACCTATGGAATGCCACCTCACAACGTTGCACCGGCAAGAGTAAAGTAGCGGTCTACACCAACCGTGAGATTGAGAAGATGCTGCTCCTTCTACGCCAACGGTATAACGAGCTGTTGGATATGAAGGCCGACATCACCGCTGAGGAAATTAAAAACACATTTCAAGGAATCGCTACGGCACAAGCCACCCTGCTGGGATTATTCCGGGAGCACAATGAGGAATATGCCTTGCGTGTGGGCGTGAACCGGAAAGAAAACAGTTTCTACCAATACAAGAACACCTATCACCATGTCGCCGGATACATTACGGACAAATACAAAGTGTCCGATATTCCGGTAAAAGCACTGGACGGATCGTTTATCGAATCGTTCGAGCTTTACCTCCGTATTGACAAGGGGATGCAGACCGGCAGTTCCATCGGACATGTACAACGTCTGAAGCACATCGTACAGACAGCGGTATATCGTGGCATCCTTTCTTTTAATCCTTTCAAGGAATTCACTCCCCTGAAACCGAAACAGAAGCAACTTTACCTCACCCGTGAAGAACTGGAAAAGTTAATGACGACCACATTCGACACGCCCAACCGGAACTTTACCCGTGATATGTTTCTTTTTTCAGCGTTCACCGGAATCTGCTACTGCGACATGTGCAACCTGCGAGAATCTAATATAGTCAAGGCCGATGACGGCAGTCTGTGGATCGAAACGAAACGCCAGAAAACAGGTACGCCCGAAAATGTGCGTCTGCTGGATATTGCCATCACTATTATAGAAAAGTATAAAGGAATGGCACCGGATGGGAAACTGTTCCCGATGTTGCATAACACGAGCTTCAATCCCCACCTGAAGAAAATCGCCAAACAATGCGGCATAGACCGCAACCTTTGCTTCCATCAGGCCCGGCACACATTTGCCAGCGTGGTCTGTATCTCCCAGGGAGTGCCTATTGAAACGGTCAGCAAGATAATGGGACATCGCAATATTTCCACGACACAGCGGTATGCGAAAATCACGCAGGAAAAGATAGACCGTGACGTGACCGCATTAAGTTTTAATATAGAGGACAAATTCACCTTGCAGGGAATCGACTCCGAACCCTCCCACATTCTGAAAGACGTGAGCAGACGGAAATACCGCCCGAGTAAAAGGCCAATGACCAAGAGTGAAAAAAGAACAATAATAACCGATAAATAATATGACCTATGCGTAGTACATTCAAACTGTTATTTTACATCAACCGCCAGAAAACAAAGAAGAACGGCAGATGCCCCATCATGGGAAGAGTGACCATTGACGGGAAGATGACCCAGTACACCACCGGACTGGAGATCGAACCGGACTTGTGGAATCCTGAAACCGGCAGAGCCATGTCGGGAGGTAAACGGCTGGAGAACCTTCCTCCCGAAGCAAAGGACGAGGTAAGGAAACTGAATATTCATCTGGACGGACTGGAAGAGAAGGCAAAGAAAGCCTATAACGAAAAGGTGGAAGAAATAGGATACGTATCCGCAGAGCTTATCAAGAATGTCCTTACCGGCAAGGCGCAGACAAAAGAAACCCTGCTTGCCCTGTTTGATGAGCACAATGAAGAGTATGCCAGACGGGTGGACACGGACCGGACGCATCATTCTTATGTAAGGTATCTCACCGGGCGTAAGCACCTCGCCAATTTCCTACAATATAAATATGGAATAGAGGATATTCCGCTCCGTCAGCTTGACATGCAGCTGATCGAGGATTTCAAGTTCTACCTCTCCACGGTACTCCGGTTAAAAACCGTCTCACTGAACGACTACTTAATTTTCCTGCACAAAATCGCCCGTCGTGCGGTAAAGCAACGAACCATTAAGCGTGATCCGTTCGCCGGTTACAAGCTGGAATCCGTTCCGGTGAACCATCGTTATCTCACCGGAGAACAGTTTGCCAAACTGACGGGTGTGGAGTTACCTACTTACCGGCTATGCCATGCACGTGACCTGTTCGTGTTCTCGACGTTTACCGGACTTGGCAGGGCTGACCTTGCCAACCTCACTTCCGAGAATATCGTCACGGAACCGGACGGTTCGAGATGGATTCACATAGAACGTCAGAAAACGAAGGCGGAATGCCATATCAAGTTACTCGATATTCCAAGTCGCATTATCGACAAATACAAGGGAGAGGGAAAGGACGGAAAACTTTTCTTCGTACCGGCAACCAGCAGTTTGTGCCGCAGCCTGAAGATGATAGAAGAACAATGCAAACTGGGATGTCATCTGACCTTCTACATGGCCAGGCATAGTTTTGCCACGCTCATTTGCCTCGGTAATGGTGTACCCATTGAAACCATCAGCAGGATGATGGGGCATTCCTCTATTCGTACAACACAAATCTATGCCGAAATAACCAACCAGAAGGTCAACCGGGATCTGCTCAGACTTGCGGATACGACAAAGAATCAATACAGTCTGCCTGATGATAAAATGACGCCGAGAGTTTACCAATGCGGACGTTACAACGGCTGGAAAGAGGAAGAAGACAAAGATGATAACCGGACATCCGGCAAGGCGATGTAGCCATGAAAGAAGAAAGAGACAGGACAAAAAACGGGGGACAACCAGTGAAGGCTGTCCCCGTTCTGTTATTCCAAAGCCTTATGATAATTATCTTCCAATAGCTTTTCAATATCCGATGCTTTATACAAGATTTTACCACCTAACTGAATATAAGGTATACGTCCCTGATTGCGATAATCCTGTAGGCATCTGCGACTGATTTTCAACAACCCGGAAAGCTCCTTGTCAGTTAGAAACTTTTCTCCTCCAAGTGGAGGACGACTGTTGTCTATTATTTTTTCTATTTTCACCTGCATCTCGTTCAGTGTGCGGAAGAAACCGGCTACACGTTCATTGCTTTTGGTTATAATGTCGTCCATTGTCTGTCTGATTTTATAAGTTAACCGTTTTTCTTTTTTCTCTCAATATTTTCTCCTTGCGTTTTAGGCCGACATAAGTCACCAGTTTCTCTACATCCTCCGCTTTGTAGTAGATTTTATGCTGGATTTGCGAGTATGCCAACTTTCCGGTATCCCGGAGAGTCTGTAAAGTTCGTGGGGAGATGTTAAGACGTAGGCAGACATCCTGGTTATCCATTCATTCACCGAGCTTTTTCTCTTCTGTCTTCTTACAAAGGTGATCCACATGAGTGGATAAATTCTCAATCCGGTCCATGATGTTTTCAAAGATCTCGGCTTCAATGTAATATACTTCCATGTTTTTCTACTTTTTATCAAATTATATATGAATCTTGAACAAAAATAAAAGAGAAACATGGATAATACAAGTAATCCATTCTTTTGTCCATAATAGTCATGAATAGTCATGTCAAGTCAATTTTTAGATAATATAGGAAGTAATATATTATGGATTTCTAATTAATTATGACGTCTTATCAGATCCTAAGTCGTTTTATTCAGTATCTATCTTTTTCTTTTCAATTATCTTTCTCAGAAATATAAGGAGTCGGGAAACACGACTCCCTATATTTCTGTTTATTATACCTATATTATGTCGAAGAGAAATTCTGTATAATTAATAATAATATCTTTACAGAAAATATTGTCGATTTAATCAATTAGATATCCCCAATTATTTACTGATAAATTTCTTTTTATTCATGCTTTTTAATAAATCATAAAAGGTTACTTTATAAAGAAAAGAATCACATGTAAAAGCTATATTTAATTTGTGGCTTCAGGTCTGTGGGTACATATTTTAATATTTCTCCAACATTCCGGCTGCACTCAATTGTGATTGGGAATTTTCTATCAAATTGTGTATTGTTCCAATTCATTTTTGTGAGAGATAATATTTCTTTGCATATCTGTTCTGGGGACTCATCAAAAGAAAATAGTCTTACTTCTATTGGATTAGGAATGTACTTACCAGGATACGTCCCATAATACTCAACATATCCTCTAGTATACAAAAAATGACGACATTTATCAAGGCTGAACATAGTCCCCCTTAGTGGTGGATAGTCATTATCTCTATATAACCTGAAGTTAGTAGGCATGATCGTTACTAAGTCTATAGAATTGATATTCATATCAGAAGCGACTCGCTTAAATCCATCGATTTCTTCCTCTGAATAGTTAGAACTTTTGTGGATAACAAGCCGTTGAGGAAAAATTTTAATCGCATTATAATATTCACTTAAAGATTCTTTTAAAAGATTATATGCTTGTACCTCTGTTAAATGTGGCTGTCTATCTTTTTTATCTTCTTTTACAGGTGTACCTCTTAATATAACTCCGTTACCGTGCTCATTGAAAATTTGAGCTACACTTGTCTGAATAGTTTTCTTATCTCGTGTACGGTAGAAACTTATTCCAGCAAAACAGGTTATATTACTACTTTCTTTTTTCAAAGACCAAGGGATGCCACCTGCTTTGTAGTATAATGCAGTATAAAAGTTCCATGCTATGCTCGCTTCATCTTGCATTTCTGAAGAAGGCTTGGCGATTCTATCCCTAAATATTTGAATTGGAATGTTATATTCCATAGCTTTAGCTTTAAGTAATCTTCTGAAATTTACCTCAATTTCTACTGGATCTTCTTCATTAAAATCATCATCAATTTCAATTGTTTT